AACGTTGCTCTTTTGGATATGTACGCAAGTGACCTTTCTGACAACGTTCGTTTTGCTTGTTCTTTCTTCGCAGCGGTTCAATACGGTTTCGGCGACGAGATTGCATTCTACCAATATACTGCCTAATCAATACCATTCTAACCCTTGCATAATAGAGGTGGTGGCGTAAAATCCACCCCTCTTTTGTGCTAATAAAAACATTAATAATATGGCATGTGAATTAAGCACAGGTTTTACACTCGATTGCAAAGACGGCATCGGTGGTATTAAGAAAATCATTCTTTGCGACACGGTTACTTCGTTGACTTTTGACGGAAACGAAATTGTTACTGCTATCGTTGGCCCAATCTCAGGTGATTTGTACACTTACGAATTGCCAACGCAAACAGGATCGTTCGAAGAAACAATCAACTTCAACCGCGATGCAGGAACTATTTTCTACACGCAGACGGTTAACGTTATGTTGAACAAATTAAGCGCTCCAAAGCGTCTTGAATTGCAAACAGTTGCACAAGGTCGTCCAATGGTATTCGTTAACGATTCAAACGACAACTGGTGGGCTGTAGGTTACGAGTTCGGTGCTGACCTTTCAACAGGAACAGCAGCGACAGGAACAGCACTTGGTGACATGAACGGATATACACTTGCATTTGTACACGAAACTCCAAAGAGAGCGTACAAATTGAACGGTACTCCTTTGTCAATCCTTGACTAAGAAAAAACTTTTACACATAGAGGGGCAAAACGTCCCTCTGTGATGTAATTTCAACGAACAAATAAAAGGATAGAATGGTTTATCTGAATACAAATACTGCGAATCAATACGCGTGGCTTTCACTTGACGAAGGACGCGCTTTTTTCAACGTTGCGTTCACTTACTATCTTTTAATCTTGACCTACGAGATGACAGGCGAACAACTCGCACAGGTCGTAGAAGTCATAGACGAAAACGAACGTGTTACAAAGATACGTTTGACAACAGTTGGTCTTGTCGACGCTGGCAAATATAAGTACGATGTGTACGGACAAAACAGCGACGACAATTTAGATCCGACAGACGCTTCCGTAGTTGGACTTGTTGAACGCGGTTCAATGATACTTCAAGACGGAACAATTTACTTCGACGTTTCTTCGCCAACGATTCCCGTTGACGTAATTTATACAGGTGCATAAAATGGAAAATAATATACAAGCGATAAACCTTTCAGCATACCAACCAGTTGAAGCGGTTGAAAAAGAAAACCGCAGCGGTTGGATTGACTACGGTTTCAATAACTTATTTCCACAGCACCTCATAACGCTTTATTACAATTCACCTATTCATAACGCATTGACGAACTCAATTGCTTACATGATTGAAGGACAAGGAACGGGAACGATTCTCGACAACGCTTTGCAAGGTATCGCGTTTGACTTAAAACTTCAAGGTGCGTTCGTCGCAGAGGTTATTTGGTCAATGGATTTCACACGAGTTGTAAAGATTAACCACTTGCCTTTTGAGAATTGCAGACTTGCTTACGATAAAGAAGAAGATGACATAACAGGAATTTGGTATTCAAAAGACTGGGCAAACACACGCAACAAAAAAGGTAAGCCCGAATTTATCCCCGCGTTCAATCCTTCGCAAGCTGAAGAACAACCGCGTCAAGTTATTTACGCTCACGGCATGATGGCGGGTTCTTCGTATTACGCGAAACCTGACTACTTCGGTGCGTTGAACTACGTTGAGTTAAGTTATCAAATGGGACTTTACCACGTCAATAATATATTGAATGGTTTATTTCCTTCATTCATTATAAACTTCTTGAATGGCATTCCGCAGAAAGAAGAACGTGAGGCAATACGTCGCGAGTGGGAAGAAAGATTGAGCGGTGCAAGTAACGCAGGGAAGTTCTTAATGACTTTCAACGAAGATCCTACACGTGCTCCACAAATACAAGACTTTCCACTTTCGGACGCTGACAAACAATATCAATTTTTAAGTGAAGAAACAGCAAAGCAAATTATGGTTGGACACCGCGTGGTGTCGCCACTTATTCACGGCATACGCGACGCGACAGGATTCGGAAGTAACAAAGACGAAATGTTGGTAGGTATGGAGATATTCAACAACCAAGTAATCAAGCCTTATCAAAGAATCATCACAAACACATTTGCGCCTATTCTTGGAAGTGATTTAACTATCACAATAAACAGCGTATTCGACGAAGTAGTTGTTGTTCAACCAACGGTTCAAACTGCTGAGTTAAAAAAAAAAGTAGTTGCTGCTGAGAATAAGATAAGCGCAGAAGATAGCGCGTTGTGGTTGGCTTATTTGAAAGAGAAAGCGGAATACGTCAACGAAGAAGAATGGCAATTACTTTCTGACGAAGAAGTAATCAATCCAGAAGGCGAAGAAAGCTACCGCACGGAGTTTATGAGCGTTCGCGGTTACGACAACCCCGACGAAGCGAGCAAAGAACTCGATACTGGTCTTTACAAAGTTCGCTATTATTATTCAAGAAATTTCACATACAAAGACGGCGAAATTGTTACACGCGATTTTTGTCAAGACATGGTTGCGCTATCAAAAGAAGGAGCGTTGTTCCGTTACGAAGATATTCAAGACATGAGCGACGCAGGAGTCAACGGAGAGTTTGCACCTGCTGGAAGTTCACAATATAATTTGTTCATTTTTAAGGGCGGTGTTTACTGCCGCCACGCGTGGTTTAGAAAAGTATTTGTACGCAAAAGAGAGAAAGGACGCTTCCTTCCTAACGACGGATTGAACAACGACAGAGTTGTAACAGGCGGTGTTGCAAACGAACTATTCCCAAAAGGCAAAGAAGCGGTTCGTCCTAACGATATGCCGAATAGAGCATCTTTAAAATATAAATAAAAATTACAATGGCACTACAACCCGAAGTTCTACTCATCGACGAAAACTACATCAAGAAATATACATGGATTAACGGCTCGGTTGACCCGTTGCTTTTGTACCCTGCTATTTATTTGTCTCAAGACAAGTACGCACAGCTATATTTAGGAACTGACTTGTACAACCGCATCAAAGAAGACGTTGTGAACGACGACATTACAGGCGCATACGCAACCCTTCTGGACAATTACTTGCGTCGAATGATTATGTGGTGGACGATGTACGAAGTATTGCCTCATTTGTACGTTAAAACGGATAACGGAAGTTTAGTTATACGCACAAGCGAAGACACTCAACCAATAAGTCAAACCGACTTACAAAACTACCGCGACCAAGCACGTCAACAAGCTATGTTTTACACACAAAGAATGGTCGATTATTTGTGTTTCAATCAGTCAGACTTTCCAGAATACACAACGAACGTAACTCAACAGATATGGTCGCAAACAAACGTGTATCCGTCCAACGCTTTTGAGATTAGCGACGGACGCGACAGACGACCTTACGAATACAGGAGAATTGGTTTAGGGTGGTTTAGATAACGAATAAAATAAAACATGGCTACAAGGGGACGAAAGAAAGACATGGTAAAACAAAAGGTGTACGAAGAAAAATTTCGTAAGTATCTAATCAGAAAAGAAAAACAAATAAAAAGATTGGTGAATGAAAGTTAATGCTGAAGGTTACGCACTAATAAAGAAGTTCGAAGGTTGTAGATTGAAGGCGTATAAATGTCCCGCTAACGTGTTGACGATTGGCTTTGGAAACACGTTCTATGAGAACGGCGACAAGGTGAAAGAAGGCGACGTAATCACGCAGCAACGCGCTGACGAGTTAGCGAAGTTTATCATTGACCAATTCGCGGTTTCAATCGCTCCTTTTATTTTACAACCACTTAACGAAAATCAATTTAGTGCGTGTGTTTCACTTGCGTACAACATTGGTACAGGTGGCTTCAAACGTTCTTCTGTATTCAAGAAATTAAACGTCAATCCAACAGACGCAACGATAGCCGATTCATTCCGTTTATGGAACAAAGGCGGTGGTAAAGTGTTGAAAGGTCTTGTTAATCGTCGTGAGGCTGAAATACAACTATACTTCAAATGAACACGGAAAACGAAATTACTTTGATACACGAACAGCTACAAGAAATGGACAAGAAGATTGACCGCATTTACAACGTGTTAATCGGTGACGACCAGATGAAAATTGAAGGTCTTGTAAGTAAGGTTCAGAAGCACGACAAATATATTCAGAACCAACGCTTGCAGGTCGCTCGTTTGGGTGGCATCGCGACGGCTGCGGGTGTCGTTGGTGGTCTTATTGTTCAACTTGTTCTGCGTCTAATATGAAAGAATGGTTGAAGTCTTTGTTAAGTAATTGTTCGAAAGTTAGTTCGAAACGAATTGTTGCTATATTTGTTACAATTAACTTAATTGCTTTCAGTTATGTTGCTACTTTTACGACCTACATTATTCCGATTGCGATGTTCGACACGCTCGCAATTTTAAGTGGCGGTTTGTTTGGTGGTACTGTGATTGAGAGATTCACAAAACAAGCAAAGAATGGCAGCACAACAGAAGACAACAGCGAGATTATTAGCTGAGGAAGTTTGTTCTAAATTCAAAGACACTCCTTCGCTCACTCTTGCGAAGAAATTGTTTACAGAAAATCCCGAAGTCTACACAAACGAAGAATACGCACGAACTATTATTCGTACTATTCGCGGAAAGATTGGTGCGAAAAATAAAAAAGAATTAGCAGATAAGTCTTTAATTGACACAAAGCCACGACCATTGAACCCATTTGCACTTCCTAAGTCTTACGCTAAAAAGCGCAGACACGTTGAGGTGAAAGGAACGAAGTTCTTAATTCTTTGCGACGTGCATATTCCTTATCAAGATAACGAAGCGTTAAGCGTTGCAATAAACGAAGGGGTACGTCAAGGGTGCGACGCGGTTATTCTAAACGGCGACGCGTTAGACTGTCACATGATTAGCGACTTCGTTAAAGATCCACGCAAAAGAAAATTCAAAGACGAGTTGTACGCGATGCGTCAATTTGTAGATACATTACGCGGTCAATTTCCCTCAGCACATATTTATTACAAGGAAGGAAACCACGAAGAACGATACTGGCGTTATATGCGTGTCAAAGCACCTGAGTTGTTCGACATTGACGCGTTTGACTTTGCTTCGCTTTGTCATTTAGATAAACACAACATAACGTGGATTGATGGAAAGAGCAAACTGAATATCGGCAAGCTTTCAATCTTTCACGGACATGAGTTCGGAAAGCAATTCCTTCCGTCTGTCAACGTGGCGCGTGGGTTGTTTATGAAGACTAAGGTGTCCGCGCTTTGCGGACATCATCACCAGACAGCAGAACATAACGAGCGTGACGCTAACGGCAAGTTTATCACTTGTTGGGGTGTTGGTTGCTTATCTGAATTAAGTCCCGACTACAACCCTTATTCGAAGTACAATCACGGCTTCGCTATCGTTGAGAAAGGAACGAATGGAAATTACAGCGTCAAGAATTTAAGAATACACGAAGGACAAATACTATGAACAGAAATATACTCGCAGCATTGCTGCTATTCGTCGGAACATCGATTCTTTGGTTGGTGTTGTGTTGGAACTTATGGGGAAAGCAAGATGCAAAAGATGTACACGTTGAAGTACAAAAACAAGATAGCATCATAAACTACAACGCTGGCGAGTACGACCGCCTACTTGCAGAACAAATAGAACTTTACAAACAACTTCGAACTTATGAAGATGCTCAACTTACAGCCAAAACCACCTATAAAAGAACTCGTGATATTGTTCTTATTCGAGATACTATTACTATTGTGGATGTTATCCGTTTAGTCAACTCCTGCGATAGCGTTATTGCTTCCGATTCGCTCGTTATTGACAACTTGAAGGAACAAATAAACATCGAAGAACAAAAGATTGACAACTTACAAGAAGTCGTTGTTGCTTATGAACA